TGAGGAGTGTGGCTGTGAGGAGTATGAGTATGAGCTACATCCGAATGAGGAGTATGTATATGAAGCTCATCCTGATGAGGAGTATGGCTGTGAGGAGTATCTACATGAGGTGTATGATTATGAGGAGTATCCACATGAGCAATATCATCGTGAGGAGTATGAGAATGAGCAGTATCCGAATGAGGAGTATGACTGTGAGGAGTATGTATATGAAGCTCATCCTGATGAGGAGTATGACTGTGAGGAGTATCTACATGAGGAGTATGACTGTGAGGAGTATGAGTATGAGGAGTATCTAAATGAGGCTGATGTTGATGGGAAATGTCTACATGAGGAGTATGACTGTGAGCACTATCACCATGAGGTGTATGAGTATGAGGAGTATCGTAATGACCCATTTACATATAGAACCATAATAAGTTTCCTATTCACTCTTTTATTAAATTGTTAGGATAAACTAATCCCCTTTCAGCCTCAGGAGGAATATAATCACCCTCAAACTCTACCACAAAACGCTCAACACTACCACAAGAAGGCACAACAGCATAAACTATCGGTGTTCTCACTAGAGCTATCCCATGATAACAGTCCCAACTCACAGGCATCCTTAAAAGCTTCACAACCTTATCTATAAGAGGAGAATTAAGTTCTCGTGCCAACTCCAACCGCTCTTCTGTAATTTTTTTAGTCCCTTGACAATCAAACGAACAAGGAAGATGAAAAGCAATCCGAACACTTAAGAAACGAAGTGCAGGATTAAATAGCTCATAAGACTTTACTCTAATATAACGAGACTCTTTGTGACTACCAGATGTGTTAAGAGCCGCCTGCCAAACAGGGTCATGATAACCCTTAAGCCAAACATCAACAAAAAACCGACAACAACATTCAGGATAACCTAATAAAATACCCATAGTATAATCATCCTCTTGCTCAACTGCTTTTCTAAAAGCCTCTAAATCATCCATATTCTTAGAAAGAATACAACAAACCATAGCGGGCTCTCCCTCACGAACAGGATAATGTTTATTAGTAAATCCCTGAACTCCCCCCACTCTACGAACAATAGCTGAGACCAAGCCTTTCTGCTCCCATTCATCTTGAAATTTCGAATAATATTTTTCTTCTACAGTCTGCCAAGAACAAGGTCGCTGTCCTCTCACAACACTCTCTACTTCCATATCCTGTAACAGACAAAGAGCATCAGAAAGAACTGGTTCCCATTCTTCTTTTGCCTTCTGATTAAGCCAAACCTTTCTTCCAAAGTTGTCTAAATCAAAGTTTTGTAGTAATTCCATTTTAGAACCTCCTTGCATGTCACTCAATTTATTGTAACAAAGTCCTGTTGTTTTATTCAACCAATTTGTATCAAACAACTCATCTCTCACTACGTATCGAGACTGATAAGCTAAACCCTTCATAATTTCGGGTAAAGCAGAATGAACCTCTCCTTCTCCTACAACACCACCTGTATAAAAAACTCCTGCCCTCTCTACACTTGCAAGCTCTTCATTCATTAGTTTATCCGCAACAGCCGTATTCTCAGGAAATAACCGATGAAAGTGATAAAACTCAAGGTACGAATCAATCTCAGGAGGAAGATTAGAAGAAGTAAAACCTTCTCTTATACTTCTATCAGGCTCTACAAAAATATCATCTCCTGCTCGAAACAATCTTAAGTTAGATTGCTTCTTAAATATCCGAATTGTTTTATATGTTGAGCCTCGACAATAATTGCGGTCAAAAGAGTCCCATTTAACCTCTACCATTCCTGTTCTAATCCCCTTACAACCAGATTCATCGGCTTTTATTATTGATTCTTTTAACTTCACAATATCATGTTCATGCCAAAGCTCATCCCCCTGCACATTAATTATCCAATCTCCCTCTGCACAGAAAACCAAGTCATTCAAGGAGCTATCTATATTCTCACAATTTGGAGAAGGCACCCAAGCATGTTGAAAAATTTTCACCTTCTCAGGAAAAGCCTCTCGCAACTTACACAGAGCCCTCCAAGTTTTATCAGAACTACCACCGTCCACAACCAAAAACTCGTCAACAACAGGCAACACCGATAAAATACCCTCAAGAAAAGGAAACCCCCCAACAATTCCATTCTTTATCGCCATAATACCAGTTACTTTCATTGAACTTTTCCTTCCAAAAACAATGACAATGTTTTCAAATAAAATTCAGACCTTGCAGCCGAATCAGGATACCCTCTTTGCCAAACCACCTGAGAAACTTTTTCAAGAAGAATCCTAACCCCAGCATCAAAAGGGAATACTCGAATTTTTTTATTAAAAGAAAAATCCGTCCTCGGAATCCTGACTTTTTCCGTTTGAATAAGCAAATCAGGCTTTCTAAAAATACTTGCTCCTACAAAAGGCATAAGATATAGAGTAATACCAACCTCCGCTCCCTTAGAAATATGCTCAATACATTTATCCACAGTCAACTGAACATCAGAAAGACTGCATCCTGGAGAAGACAAAATAATATTAATAAAAGGAGTCATCCTTGCTCGGTATGTCCATTCAAGTGCTCTATTAATCTGGTTTACTGTAATCCCCTTCTGATATTCCTCAAGAATTCTCTCAGAAAACGACTCTACACCATAAGAGACCATTCGGAACCCTGCTAAAGCCATCAAACGAAGAAGCTTCTCAGAAACATCAGAGATTCTTGTCTGACATATAAAAGACAAAGAATTAAGAAGAATCTGTTTCTTTTTATAACCAATTACTTTCTTACAAAATTCCGAAATTCTCTCCCTTCCATGCTTCCCTTGAATAAAGTTATCATCCTGAAAAAAGATTGTTTGAATAGAAGGATATACTGAAACTATCCGTAAAACCATAGCTAGAAGTCCCTCCGAAGGAATCATAGCGAAGAGAGGTTTTTCCCCATAAGAAAATTTCAAGAAGTTAGTTGAACTACAAAAAGCACAACCATTAGGACAGTAACTAGAAGTGTATAACCGCACCGTTCTTATTTTTAATTTATTCGGATTCACTTTCTCTATCATTGCCCAATACTTCTCATAAGGAATCTCATTAAAATCCATTTCAACAGTGAGGTCACAAAATTCTTTTTTTCTCAAAGGTTTTTGGTTTCCAATATAACACCTTCCAGAACTTTTCAACAATCCAGTATTTACTATCTCCGCTAACGGATGTTCACCTTCACCAAAAATAATATAATCAAGAGGAGAATGTTCAGCAATTTGAGATGAATTAAATGTCGCTTCTTCTCCTCCTGCAACTAAAACCGCTTGAGGATTTTTCTCATGAGCATACCACATCAAAGATAAATCATGCTCAAGTGTCAAATGAGAGGGGCTGAAACCGATAACATCAAACTCCGAAGCAAAGTCTTCCAAGAACTTATAGGGGTCAGATAGAACAGGGTCAAAAACTTCAACAGGATGTTTAAGAAACCCCTTTATCCGATACAGCCCTAAAGGAGGAGCAGGATAACCTGAGATGTTCCCAGACACTCTAGTTTCTTTGTAAAGGCATGTTTCAACATCAACTGTACAGCCATTTACCCTGTTATAAGCACTAATTAATAGAATCCTCTTCGACATTACATATCTCCATGAGGTCTGTCTCCATAAGGTTTATCCCCGTGAGGCTTGTCTCCATAAGGCTTATCCCCATGAAGTTTATCTCTAGAAGATTCATCTCCATAAGGCTTATCCCCATGAAGTTTATCTCTAGAAGATTCATCTCCATAAGGCTTGTCTCCATAAGGCTTATCCCCATGAAGTTTATCTCTAGAAGATTCATCCCCGTGAGGCTTGTCTCCATAAGGCTTATCTTTATAAGAACTATCTCCATGCAGTACATGAGTATGCCCACTATCTCCATGAGGTCTGTCTCCATAAGGTTTATCCCCGTGAGGCTTGTCTCCATAAGGCTTATCCCCATGAAGTTTATCTCCATGAGGTCTGTCTCCATATCCACACGCATCTCTAGTAGGCGATTCAAGACACTGTTGTTTTAATTCTTCCAAATTCTTTCTTTTATTTTGAGCCCAACTCGAACCATCCTCTCCTAACGAAGCTTGTACCAAAGAAGGGGAAGGAAAGCAAGGATAAAATGTTGGTAATGGATGAACATTAGGCATTAACCCCTTTATCTTCTCCTCAACATGAGAAAAAAGCTGCTTCCAAGCTTCACACTTTCTCGTTCGATTCCTCCAGTCATTATCGATACCCGCCCCTGGACAACCACCATTACATATAGACCAATATCGACAATCTTTACAACCCTTCTGTTCTTGAGGAGTCTGAAAAAGCATACGGTATCTCGCATCTCCTAGACCCTCAGCCGCTAAAGCTTGAATACCATCAATAGCCGCTCCCCCCTTAAGACAACCTCCGATACTCCCGTCACCCATAATTGTTCGCTCAGAATTAGTAGCCCAAACGTCACACTGAGTAAAAATACAGGTTGCATTTCTTGTATAGCCCAGCATAAGGTCAACAACCTCTCTAAAAGGCAACCAAGCCAACACAGGGTCAGAAAAACAAACATCTGCCAACTGACAATAAGCATACCCCATCTCTTCGTTCGTCAACTCTTCCTCGTCTCTATTCTCTTCTTCAGATATAAGAGCTTCATTTATTCGAACCCAACAAACTCCAAACTCGTCTCGAAGCCTCAATAGAAACTTTATAAAAGCAGGTAATCTTTCTTTTGAAGCATTGTATTTAGACAAGAGAGTGATAACACTAAGGTCTAACCCCGCATCTCTACACAGCCGCATGTTATCAAGAACCTTATCCGTTTCTTTCTGAATATCCCCTTCAGGCAGATATGCCGCATTCCATCTACCATAGTTCAGCTCCCAAGTATCTCCATCAATGCTAACCCCTACAGAAAACCTATACTCTTTAAACAATTCAATTAACTGAGGCGTAATCAAAGTTCCATTTGTTTGAATATTCCCAGACCCATATAGTCCATGAATTTTGATAACCAATTTTTCAACATCCTCAAATTTCATCATCAAAGGCTCTCCGCCATGAAGACAAGCATGAGAATACCGAAGGTTCTTTGGTGTTTTCGAAGTCTCCTCTTCCAAAGTTTTTAGGATTGCATCAATGTCATAACTTGTATCAGAATGAACTGACCTAATCCGATTCTCATAACACCTTCTACACAATCCATTGCAACCAATCGTTTTTATACTAATAGGCATTACTCTCCTCCCTTTTAATTAATATTCGAACCATAAATCTCCGTTATTACCATCACCCCCACCTGGAGCAGCATCAGAAACATAAAACTTTCTGCCCGCTTCAGCATTATCCAAAAGAACAATAGGAGGCATCATGCTCTTATCCACATCACCAGAAGAATTCAGCTTAATAGGATGCTCTGCATCCCCCGCTCCCGCCGAAGCATCTTTAAAAACCTTCTTTTTATGAAAAAACTTAGCAGTTTCATGAGCAACACCAGCTTTTTGACCTATATGTTTTTGAAAGTCTGATTCCGAACTAAATGTTTTCTTTTTTGCCATTTTATTCCACCTTTATAAAATCTTATATAAAACTCTCTTCATATAGACTATACCGACAAATCATCTTTCTAGTAATCTCTCTTCTTCCATAACAGCTCACCTCACTAAAAAGTATGAATATGAGGAGTATCTTGATGAGGAACATGGGTGTGTGGAGAATCCGAGTGAGGAGTATGACTATGAGGAGTGTCTGTATAAGGAGAATCCTCATAAGGAACATCTAAATGAGGTGCATGGCTGTGAGGAGTATCCTCATGAGGGGTATGAATATGAGGAGTATCGTAATACATATCTCCATGAGGCTCACCTCCCCCGTCTCCATACATGTCACCATGCCAATCAGAATGAGAAGTATGAATATGAGCACTATCACCATGAGGAGTATGGCTGTGGGGCGTGTCTTGATGAGAAGTATCCTGATAAGGAGTGTGGCTATGAGCTACATTCGAATGAGGAGTATGAGTATGAGCTACATCCACATGAGGAACATCCCCCATAGATTGAAAATCATCTACCAAAACAAGATAAGTCCGTTCAGTATTTGTATTCTTAACAACTTGCCTTACTCTAAACACCTTTTCATCCCAAGCTCCCGAAGAATCCACTGCCCTTTTCCGAGAAACTTTTACTTTCATCGTAGGAAAAAGTTTAAACGCTTTTATTCCACACGAAGTATCCACAATCTTAACTGGATTGCTGCACATATTTCGAATCGCAGTCGCAATCGAATTAGCATCGGAATCCTCCCGAAGATATGTTTCTAATATCAAGGTCTCTCTCACCCCATATTTATACAAAACCTCATAATTATTCTTTTCCACAACTTTAAATTCTTGCGTTTTAGGATTTTGGTCATATTGAAATTTAATCTTATTCCGTAGAAAAGTATCATTCAATCCCACCTGCCAGTCTTCCCCAAAATCTCTATCCTCCAGCTTCATTACATCCGCAGGAACCGTCTCTTCATACGACACAAAAGCAAGCTTACCTTCTTCAGTAGGAGTAAAAAAAGATACAACACCACGACCGATTGTTTGAAGAACCTGCCTAGAACTCCTATCCACATCCAGATAGATACACTGCTCATAAGGTCGCACAGTATCCACGTTATCAAATGAATCCAAGTCCAAATCATCATCAATATAATCCAGATAAGTCTTCAAAATATCTTTTGCTATCTCTCCCCCCGTCTCCATTAAAACACCACCATCAATTACATACCCTTTAGCATCAACCTCCAAAGTATCCCCTTCTATGAGAGGAATAAGTAAAGTAAACTCCGCATTATTCAAATCAGTAGTATAATGAGTATTTTCAATTAAAGGAACAGAATAATCTATATCTCCAAAATTTAACCGAATCTCAGTAAACTCTTTAATTTTTCGGCTACCCGCTATTTTCCACTTACTACCCGTAGGATAAGGAGGGTCTCCATACGGCTCTATCACCCTGTTTGAATCTATACAAACAGGAATTATATTTGTCTTTATCCCATAAAAGACAGGAATAGCCAATCCCTCCGCCCCTGTTTCCAATTTAGGATAATTACTCAACCAATAATGGTCAATCGGAATCGCTGCATATGCTCCAACTCGAATATCTTTTACAGTAAAAATAACCTCCTCATCTTTCACATAATAATTAGATGCCCTTCCTCCAAAATAAACAATATATTCAGTATAAGGGAGGTCTTCGCCTCCTAATTTGATTAACATTTTACAATTAGTCCAAAGATAATCATCAGCCGCTTTATCAAACCAGCCAGGATTATTCATCTTAAAACTACCAAAATTAAACTTATAAGCCCCTTCCACAATATCATCAACACTCAAATCCAACATTGGAAGACTATTCTGACGAATGATAGGCATATACTGAACCCCATTAAACTCACAAGCATCGGTAGAAAAATACTTCCAGACAAAAGCAACTACTACCGTATCAGTAGAACTTGAACTCAAATTATCATTATCAAAACAATGGACATATAAAACCTGATTAGCCTTATCAAACCACCAACTCCCAGCAGTAGACTTAACATCTGCTAAATTACTTTTCTCCGTCATTTCCTGTCCATCATCAGCCGTAGCAGAAACCTTTACTTCAAAGCAAACATGAGAATATGTATCACTCCCTTCAGATATCCAACTTTCTCCTGCTGGATAATGAGCACGAGGGTTTGCTTCCACCAAAGCACGTAGGCTAGGATTAGCCAAATCCGCTAACTCATCCCAAGTTGTTACACCCATCTTAATCCAACCTCAACCAGGACAAACTAATAGTTTTAAACAAATTTCCAGGAATCCTACGACCATACCGACCCTCAAAAATTATATATCTCATTGTTTCTTTGGCTTGCGTATGGTCTTCAACAAAAACAAGAGGAAACCTTTTTCTTGTTTTTCTATAAACTCTTTCCAGCCTACTCTCATCCCCAAGCATTACTTCATAAGTAACAGTTTTAGCTTCTACCTCTCGCCCCTGCATCACATTCAAGTGACCATCCTTGGAATAAATATGAGCACTTGTATCATCCAAATCATTTGTTGCTCCATACTCATAACCTCGACTAAGCTGAATGGAACTCCCCAAAACAATAACTCCCAACTGCACATAAGAAGCCACAGTAGGGTCATCCATCACAATTCTATATTTAGAAGCAGAAACTTCTGCATAACTAACTATAGCTCGCCCATTACTTGAATCATAATCAAAATTAGCCACGTCTACCCACTGCGTCGTATACATCTGAAGTTTCAAAGTAGTATAAGAACCTGTAAGATTTAAGCCGTAAAGAGCACATCCTGTCGTAGCAATAACAACACTTCCCTCTGATTCTATTTCTATCGTAGCATTCTTAGTTCCTGCTAAACTTCTATAAACATAATCCACCCATATATTCTTAATTTTCGAAGGTTCATAACCTGGCTGGAAGTTTGAAGAAGGAACAACCGAAATATCACCAGCCCTCACAATTTCATCATAAATAAATACATTATCACCACTCATAACTTAGTACACCTCCTCTGCATTCGTTTCAAAATCTCCATACTTCTTCCCTTCCTTTATATAAGGAACAATAGCTTTATAAAACTGTCGTCCGTCTATACTAATAATTGCAACTTGCATACCCTTTCCGCCTTCCTCCACAGAAATAGGCTGGGCTCCCCCACCAAAAAATTGACGCAAAGCCTCAGAAAGAGCTGGCGGAAGAATCGATTCTCCCCTATGAGCATAAATCAAAGCATTCTGTCCTAGATTAGGAATCCCAAACTGTGCTCCTCTTCCACCTCTACCCCCATTACTAGGAAATTTCGGAAAATGCTTCCCCACCGTATCAAGAGCATCAGTCAACCCCCGACTCCCTGTAAGAATTTCAATCAAATCTCTGATAGCTTCTATAACTCCTTCAAACCCTTCTGTAAGAATTTCAGTCATGCTCTTAGCATCCTCACCAAGAACCCCATACTCATCTGCCATCTCAATCATTTTTAATATATCCTCATCTAAAACAAGTCCATATTCCTCAGCCCAATACTGAAGCCTCCGCAGAGTAGGAGCCATCACTGAAAGAGCTTGCTCCTGAGTCAATCCAGCATCCAGTAACCTCTGATAATATTCATATGCCTGAGCAGCAACATCAGCAAAAGCTTTGGCTCCTTTTTCACCGAAGAAAGAAGCAGAATGCCCCAATGCGTCCAAAACCATCAGATTCCCTTCTATAGCATCAAATAAATCTTTATTAAGTCTATAAATCAAAGCAATATCAAGAAGAGCATCAATCGCCTCTCCTCCTGAAATTCCGAGTGCATCCATTCTAAGCTTCAAAATTAGAAGACTTTCTCCTATAGCAGCAAAAATTTCTATCCAACTCATACCCGCCGCAATCATAGAATTGACTATAGTTATAGCAATATTGGAAAGACGCTGTAATTCTTCCGCAGTATTACCAGCAGCCCACACCATCGCATTCAAACCCTCAACCGCAGTATCCAACCATTTACGACAATATTCATCAAGGACTTTGACTTCAATACCAAGCTCTTGTGTTCTTTTAATCAACTCAAGTATCGCTGCACTACCTTCAAGTCCAGCCTCCTCCATTGCATCAAGAAGCTCCTCCCAAGCATCACTAAACATCTCTAGATATTTTCGTGAAAACTCCGTTTGTCTCTCCATGATTTCTAACCACTTTATTAACTCTTCCAAAGCCTCGGCATATTCATCAACCCACCGAGATACTTCCTTACCCCCATCACCACCAACACGTTTGTCCGTCGGAGCTTGCAATTGCTCCTTAGAAATAGTCTCTGCAATTTCTCCTCCCTTCCTCCTAACCTCTTCCATTTTATCCAGGATTGCCTGCATTTCCGCATCAACTTTCTGTCTTAAAATTCCAAAAACTGTAAGAATATGTTTAACTATACCCGCTACAACCCAAGCCATAAAAGCAACAGCAAAAAATTTCATCATGACTTTAAGACTTTTTATAAATGCCGCAAAAGCTAACTTCATAGTTATCAAACCTTTAGCCCAAGTTAAAAGCATTTCCGCAACCATCTGACCTATAAGAGTAAGGATTGACTTCACGAAACTTCCAAAATTTTTATTTAGATTCTTCAAATCTACAATTATATTAGAAAAAAACCGACCAAAATCACGAGTTAATTTACGGAAAAGACTCCGTGATAACGTATCTATAGAGCCAAAAGTTTTCTTCCATACTTTCAACCCTGCTGCTAATTCTGCTTTATTAGTGATTCCCATTTCTGACATCAACTCAAAATACATCCGAAATGTCTGATTATAGCGTGCCTGTTTTTCAAATTCCGACCAAGAAGTCATATCAATCTCACTCTTCGTGCTTTTAGCCAAATCTTCTATTCGACGAAGATTACCCACTCCCAAAGCTAAATTCAACATCTCATTTAATTTCAATAACTTGTCTGTGTACTCTTCCCAAATTGCAAACATATCACTCTCTGCCTGCATCTCAAGAGCTACCCACTTATCCAGTTTCACCTTTTCCAATTTAATAATCTTTTTAGTTTGTTCAACAATATCATCCCATTCTTCCCCTCTCAATTCATTCCTCATCATTTCCATGTTCGTGTCAATACGGGTAAAGTCACTTATTAAAGTTTTATGGAGAGCCAATGCTTTCTTCGCATACTTCTCTTGAGCAGTTAACTTCGTATCTAGCAACTTAATAAAATTCTCTAAAAGAACCTTATTCTCAAAATCCCCAAGCCTCTCCAAATTATTTTTTATAAGTTCAAGCTGAGTCCGATGTTCCTTCACAAAAAGCTTCATCACCTCCGCACTATCCCCATACGCCTCTACCCATTTGGTCTTCCATGTATCCGCCAACGCCTCTACACTTGTTTCCAAAGCCTGCAAAGGAGGATGCATTTTCTCAAAAATAACTAGATATTCCCGCATAAATTCCTCATATTTCATCTCTCTGAAAACTTCAGGTTGAACCGCTAATGCTTCTTCAAGCCTTTTTATATATTTAGGAATTTCCTTCTCTGTGAGTTTCTCCAATGACAACCCTAAAGAAGTCAAATATGCCTGAACCAGCACCCATTTCGGGTCTTCAGGTGTCAATTCCATTAACTCTCCTAACAACTTTATGGAATCTTCTAATTCTTCTTTACTAAGTACTCGTGCTAAACCTCTAACATGTTGACTTGACGACTCCACTATTTTATTCCAATCCCTCTGAAGACGACTCAAGAATCTCATAGCTTCTATAGATTTCTCCATAATAGCTAAGTTTGTCCTTTGTGCATCCATCCATTCTTTTATCCGCTTTGTACTATATCCCCAATTTCGAGCAAGAGCTTCTAAAATATAATTAAACTCCGTCATGTCTGTCTCTCCTGCCCTAAGTGCTTCAATAAATGCAGTAACGTCTTTTAACATACCCCTATTAACCACTCTAAACTCTTCGACAAGAGCCTTTACAATATCTCCATACATACCTACTACGTTAAAGCTTTTACGGAGAGCTGCCAGCACATCAGCCTTACCCAACGCTCGAAGCTCTTTAGCAACATTTCCAGTCGCCTCACCTGCTGATTTAGCCGCAGCAACATATAAATTCAATTCATCTCTCAATGCTTTCATCGCTTTAGATTCCCGATGCATTGTAGCTATTGCCCTGTCTGATGAAGCTATCCACATGTCTAAAGCAAATTTAATAGCTGCATATGCTATAACACCAGCAATTACACCTCCTCTCATAAGCATAAAATACTTATGTCTAATCATAAGAGCCTTATTCGATGCACTGAGCGTCGCAGTATGTTTAATCTCAGCTATTGTCATACTTTTTAAAACATTCACATACGCTTTTGCAAAAGTTATATTTGTCAACTGTGCAGCCGATGAAACTTTATACGCTTTAGCTAACCGCCACACTATTGGAATAGCAGCCAATATCACCACACTTGACCTCATCAAAACAGCAATGAAACTACTAGCTAAACGAATAAAACCGCTTAACCATTTAAAACCCTTACCCTCCCACAATTCATACATTACCTTTAACATCTTCGCTCCTGCCGCTTTTACCTCCTCCGCTACAGTCCCAATCATCTTACCATAACCTCGTGAGACTTCTCCTCCATCTTCAGTAGCATCACGAATCTTCTGCAACAACCGTACATAATCTTTGAATCCTTCACCTGCCAGAACAAAAGCTCCCCTCAAAGCTCTTTGTCTCCTAAATATCTTAGGAAGAATATCTCCATAACGAGCACTGGCTTCCACTAAACGTCTTAGAACACCCAGCAACCCAATTCCTTCAAAAGCATTTCTACCCCATGCCCAACCAAGTTTTTGAAACTCTTTCTTAGCTTTATCAATAGGTCGCATGAATGCGAGCATCATCCTATTTAAGGCTGTCGCTGCTTCAGTGACATCCAAACCACGCTGAGTCATGACAGCCAATGCAGCAGAAATCTCATCGATATGAACCCCCATAGCTGCTGCGGTAGGCAGAACTTTTCCAATAGCCTGATTCAGTTCTTCGGCATGGTATTTTCCCTCCATAACCGATGCAAAAAGCATATCAGACTTTCCTCGCATTTCATCAGCAGTATACCCGTAAGCCTTCATAATCGCAGTCAAACTGGATGCTGCGGTAGCCAAATCTGTAATTCCTGCTTTTGCATATTTTGCTGACACTACCAAAAGCTTAAATGCTTCCACGGGTTTAGTTACACCAGCAGACATAATTTCATATAAACCTTTAGTAAGGTCAGTAGCCTTCCCCAGGTAGGGACTTAACTGCAAAAGGTCTCTAGTAACCACTCGGAAAGACGCAGCCATCTCCTTATTCCTCATATCCACAAGAGTAGACACTTCGGCGAGACGGGTTTGTAAACTTATAGCTTCCCCTATCAATTTAGTTAGAACACCAAAAAAGGTGAAGATTGCGGTATATGTTGCGATACGTGTGAGAGCTAACTTAAGATAACCTGTCTGCTTTATCGTCTGCCGCATCTTGTCAGTAGTACGCTCAAAATGCGTACCCATCTTCTCAGTAGTTGCAGACACCCCTTCATCTGTAGCAACAAACCTTACGCCAGCCTCAAAATCTTCCGCCATTTTTATTCAACTCATTCTAAGGGATTTTTATTCTCACTTCCCTTTATGCAAGGCTGCTCTTACTTTCGCCTTTTCTTGTTCTTTCCGCATTCTTTCCCTTTCCACTTCTATTCGAGTACTTTCAACCACCAAAAGACCATCCCACTCCTCTTTAGTCAAATCATTAATAGAAAAGGTCGCCCCGACACGTCTCAATCCATCAATATAAAAAAGATGCTGTAACCAAGGAACAACTACAAAGCCTCCCTCAATGTCACTCAGTTTAGATTTAGAGAAGTTGAACTCACATGGTTGACAGACAGTCCCCTTGTCCTGAGCAGATTGAAACTTCTGGCACTGCTCTTCGCCAACACACCACTGCCGCCCTAAACTCTCCGCAATAATAACTTTAGCTGTTTCTTTTAAGAGCGAAGAATTTAATCCCCACTGAATTTTCCCGCTTCTTCTTCTTGCAATGAAGCAGTAAACACTTCTTGAACAGCCATCCGCTTCTGTAAAGCATCAAGCTTGTCTTTCCAATCTGGAGCTTCCATAACGTCCTTGCCTTCAAAAATATACCCTTCAACTTTCTCAATCAACTTATCAAAAAGCTCTACAAAAGGACTAATATCCGTAGGAACACGAATAGCACTCACGTTACGCTGCTTGGTTCTCTGAAGCTGCATTTTACTGGTAAGACGACTGAAGCGGAGATAATCCTTAGATTCAGGAGCATGGAAATGAAAAACAACTCTTTCCGTTTTGCCATTCTGAAAAATAGCAAACTTCATCTCCATTCCACCCTCTGCTAAGTCAAAACCTTTAGCCTCAATCAAAGCAGCGTCTTCAGGAACATCTTCTCTTCCACTAAGCAGGAATCCGCTAACTGCTTCAAGCCTGTGATTTAAAGGAATTCTGGTTTTCCAATCTTTTACTTCTGAGATTGGTTTGCCTTTCCAAAGGTAACCTTCAACCCGAACAATCAACTGTTCCCACAGCCATTCATCTCTTTCCTGTCGGACATTAGACATCTCAACAATGTCTTTGCCCTTGCTCAGACCAAGCTGACTCGTTCCTCTATGATACTCTACCCAGTCTTCAAAAGTAGGTGGACGAAACACATGTTTCAATATGAACTTCTGGTCTCCTCGGACTTCCCGAATGGTAAAAAAACACTCTTCTAAAGATAAATCGTACATAATTCACTCCTCCTTATAAATTTTACTCTAACCGTCCTATTAAGCAGATGCGGCTAGGTAAGTTTCCGTCTTGTTAACAACCGTAATCTGAAGCAACGGAGCAGGAGAAGCACCTGTCTTATACAGAACTCCTTCCTCACTAAAAGTCACTCCGTAAGTGTAAACACCATCGGCTTCATCAATCGGCATCGCAGAATACAAAAGGTCAGGAAACTCAAACTTGATACTATGCTTCACTGCACCCTCAGATATATCTCCTTCACAAAGGATTTCCAGTGCCACTTCTGTGTTAATTAAAAAGTCATCCAGTAAATCAGAATCTGCGGCAAGGTCAACAACCAGAGCTGGGAGAGCACTTCGAACTCCAACCTCCAATCTGCCACGATAAAGACCACTAGAAGGAAAATACCCACGAGCTTCCTTCGGGTCATTACCGAGTGCAACAGACCAGCTTCGAACCCTAGTAGTAATATCTTCAGCAGCATCTCCTAGCTTAATAACCGCATTATTTGAGGTCAGATAAGAAACTGAAGGTATATCAGGCATAGTTAAAGTAGAAGCTTCTGTCTTTCCACTACCAATAAACTCAGCAGACGCACTAAGATGTTCAAAACCCTCAGCAGAAATGGTCAAACTAGAAAGTGCCATAGAAAGAAGATACCGCTTCAGAGCTGTAGCTGCTGCAACCTTCTCAACTATAGTAGTAACGGGCATCTGAGCCGTTCCTTCAGTATCTGGGTCAAAAAACGTAAATTTATGTCGGTAAGTATTAGGAGCATAGACTGCATCAGGCTGGTCAGTGGAAACTTTACCCATAGCAAATGCACACAACCAACCCAGAATATATGAGCTTCCATCTACAACTCTCGTAAGAGCGAGACTCCTTGCAACTTCCCACTGGTCAGTAGCAAATTCATGCCCTTTACCAACCGCTTCTCTATCCGAACGTGTCTCTTTTGTAATCTCAGCAGGTCGGACTTCCCTGACAGGATGAGACAGTATCAAATCACCATCAACAACCTTAGTATCATAATCTGACTGTTTCTTTGAGGAAAACGCCCATTGCATCTCCAAGACTCGCTGTGCTTCGTAACCAGGTAATGTCATTTTATTCCTCCAAATCTAAACGTTTTATTTCCACACTTCTTTTTTTCGTTTTCGGAACAGGTTCTGTAAAAGGCTTCAAATACTTCTCATAGACCTCTCTATCAACCTCAAACCCGTCAGGACTATTCTCTCCTCCATCTTTTATCACAATTGAAAAAGCGGGAGTTCCTATGGTTAAGTACCGCCTTCCATCTTTGAGACGAATTTTAATAGCAGACATATTAACCTCCTAACTTATAATACTTGTCCTCTCTTTAAATGTCAAGTCCTTAAACTTCCTTCCTTAATACAAAAGTATAGATGTCCTCTCTCCCACATTTAATCTCATCATCCCGAAGCTCAAGTAGTTTAAAATCAAAAGAATCCATATATCTAATGAAAGAACGCTTAGTAAAATAATAAAAATGCTCATCCTCTCTCAAATGCCTAGAACTTAATAAATGTTCCAAGTCTTTAAAAATTGGAATCGAGACAAAAACAAACTGCCTTTTTATTTTATTAAGAATCCTCCCAGGATTCTCGATGTGTTCAAGACTATCAAAAAAGGTTATCCCCTCCATCTCTTCAAAATTCTCCTCATAAGGATTATAAAATAACTCCAAAGATTTAAGATACTCTACAGCTTTGGGATTTACGTCATAGCCCACACAGCTACCTCTCAACTTAATAAATGTACCACAACCAACTCCAATATCCAAAACCTGTCCTTTAGTATAGCGGTTCACAAGATTAACTCTAAAAGAATTCAAACATCTCCCTATTTCTGTACTTTCATACATCACATATTTATTAAAATATTCATCATCATATACACGCTGGTTTACAGGAAAATACCCAATTTCTTGTTTCGGCAACCAGACCAAACTCTTCTCCATCTCTTTTCTAATTACTTCATCCATTCCATACCTCCAAACATACTCCTGAAAGCAAGGAATGTTCCCCAGCCACTTCACCTTCCATCCTAACTTCTTTTTCTCTGCACCAGCAATACTTTTTCATCTCTTCATCATAAGTAAAATATTGAATATCCACTAAATTTAACTCTTTAACTAACTCTTCCACCATCCTCTTATCATAAACAAACTGCCAGCCTTGATTCTCAAAACTTCCATAAGGTAAAGAACAAAGCAATCTCCCCTTATAACCCAAATAATTGAGACAGTACTGCAAAGCGTGCCTCTGATATTCTTTAGGATTTTCCACAGCCTTATTTCCATAAATCTCTAGCCCAATGTGCTCAAGAGTAGAGAGAAGCACCACGTTATCAAATCGATGAAAGAATTTCCTACCAAGATTCATTATATCTCCCCTGACACACCGTTCCCTCCCTTCTGGTTCAATCTTTCTAGTGTCCACTCTACAAAGTTCGTAATCTTTATCTAATAACTCTTTTATATAGGTTGCTTCCTGAGAACCTACATCCAGTACCCGACCAGACTTCAAAGTTCGCAACATCCAACCCACTTCCATAGCTTTTATCAGCTCACTTATTTTATTCACTTCGGTTCCTTAAGTTTTCAAACCTCTCTATTATTGTTTCCTCAGGAATCTCCTTATTACAAATATATTCATTCCTTGTATTAACTCCCTCACAAAAAGGATTTGGGACGATATATTCAAACTTCTCCAGCCCCATCTTTTTACCAAAAATTTCTTCTGGCTCTTTGCTTCCCCCAAAAATACAAAAACACTTTGTCCTTATTGCAATCCCCAACAAAGCAAAAAAACTCGGATGTACTATCATCATATCAGCAAGTTTAATTAAACCAAATAGTATAGGGAGAGACGCTTCTGCATGAATCAACTCTTTATCAACCCCAGCCAGCCCACCATCTAACCACTCTTCATCTTCCTCAGTATGAGCAAGAGATATATAATAATACTCTTCTTTATACTTATCTATTAAAAGCTGAGTATGCTCCATCTTCGGATTCCTCAAAAAATATGTAGAAGGGTATCCTCTTCGGACTGTAGGCGGATTTACAAGACAAACCTTCTTCCCTTCAGTATTCCAAGAGTCTAACAATTTTTTCGTCCCCGTCACCCAACTTCTTTTCAAAGGAAAAAAGAAATCAAAATCAATTATAGAATCATAAGCTTTAAAAAATTCCTTATTCAATCTATCCCTTCGTGCATGGACTTCTCTAGCATCTCCTCCCATCCAATTATTCGCATAAGGCATCCTACAAATTGTCCAAGATATTTTATGAATACCATCCAAATTTACAGATGTCCAAATCTCTTTCTTCTGTCTCTCAGCATTCCTCCTCTGTACCCTAAAATGTCGAGGAAGATGGTCAGGAAAAACAAACTTCACATTTGGAATATCCCAATAAAATTCTGGAACTGGTGTTCTCAAATATATAGTATGATAACTCTTCGCCAACCCTTTTATCAAAATCCGTTGACAGACATTATCTCCAAAACCATCACAGCCCAAAAAATATAGCTCCTCATACATACATCTACTCCAGGTTAACCCAACGCTGTCCCCTAGGTCTATAGCCTACCCTTGCCTCAAAAATAAATTCCTCTCTGTCTTCTTCGGGAGCAAGCACATCGAACCTTGAAGTAACATCCAATTCATTTAATTTAGGGTACAATTCAATAACTCCTCCCAAAGTATTCTTATATAATGTTCTGTAAACATCTTCATACATAGCTAATACCCCCACATTAGGAGGCGAGCCAGTAGGACTATCCGCCATGAGAGCATCTTCCAACCCGTTTCGGATTTTCCCCAGCAAAATAAGCTCCACTGTATTCGCAATCCATCTCTGAGCCGCTTCATAAGGAACCGACTCAGCCGACAGAGGACTTATCACAATAGAATAATATTCAAATTCTGGCAAAGTATCTCGCCTATACTTCCGAATCGCAACAACATCTACATAGGGTAAAAAACTAGAACCCTCCAACGCAGTTTTAATTGCCGAGTATACATCTTTCGGGAACAATGCCATTTAATTAACTCCTATTTGATGAGGACAATACCCATACATACTTATAACATTATTACAATTATAGCACAAAACTCTATACCCTTCAGGGAAATTATTTTTTATCAACCAACTATAAAAAGTATGTCCCCCAGGACTGCCAAGTTTTCGTCTATGTTCATTACCTCTTCCATTTACATGGTCAATACACAAAAATTCATGAGTACTCTCCCCACAGCAAGCACACTTATCACCATAAGCCGCAAGTACCTCATCTTTCACTTTTTCTCTCCACCTCTTCCTTTGGGCTCGATATTTTTCCCGATTTCTCCCATAATAATCCTTAAAATATTTTCGGTGATACTCGTTATATACTTCCACACTACTAGACATTTTAGTCCTCTTCCTGTGCTCTAATCTTCACTGAAATAACAGCAACATGAGCCTGTCCATCAGAATACATAACTGCCTCCGAACGTGTTCCAATCAAAGAAGACGACGTTGCTGCTCCATTCGGATGACTTGTAGAGATAAGCTTTCTATTACCCTTCAAAAGAGTTCGAACCAATCGAGCAAGCTCACAAGCTTTGTCCTCAGCATCTACTTCTCCTTCTGTTTCCTTAAGCTTAACCACAGAACCACAGATAATATCCTGATAAAAAGTTACATATTTGTCTTTAAGGTCTCCAGTCACAACATCTTCAAAAGTGAAATCCCCTAAAGCAATAAAATCAAAAACATCTCCAGGTAAATTTGTTCCTGCACTTTTCAGAATTATATCACATTTTCCAGACAATGAACCGCTTGGGTCAGTTCGAGCCTTATCCAGAATCTCATACAAAGCTTCTTTATGTTTTATCATTTGAATGTCTTCTTCATCCCCATTGCCACTTCATACTGATATATATCTCTCAGCTTCTTTTGTGCAAACTCTCTACCTCTTTCTAACAACCTCTGTGGGCGTTGACCAGCAACAGATTTTGCTGAAACCCATCTCCCCTGATATTCCCAGGCTAATCTTTTAGCAAAAACAGGAAAGATTGGTCGTCCATATAACCCGTAGATTCCCGTACCATAATTTACATATAATGGATAAAAAGCTCCCTTCCCAGCATAATCTCCCCTTCTCCAGCCAAACCAGAAAACGAAGCCCCCTCGACCATAAATCCGAAGGTTCCAGTATCTCACAGTACTTTTCATATAACCACTTCTGCTTGGTGATACTCCTCTAACAAATCCCACAGTAGCCTCTGCAAGCCTCATGGCTCTCACCTGGACTCGTGCCAACGATTCATTTAGAATTTTACCAATGTCTGGGGGGAAACCGCCCTTCATACTTACCACTTTGAAATTCATTATCCATCTTCTTTAGGCACGTATGTCTTATCACCACGAGCTGCCTTAATCAGAGCTTCTTCATCACTAGAAATCATAGCAACAGTTGGGAACTCATCCAGCCCTGGGAATACCCTTTGAGTAACCTCAAACCAAAATTCTTTGAACTTCGCACTCGTTATAAGACACTCAGGAATCATACAATTAGCCATATACGAAAAATTAGATGCAAGAGCCAAAATCTCTCTGGTAAAAGAAACAAGTTCCTGCTCTCCCCCCCTACCTCCAACAGAAGCTGTTCGGAGCATCCCCGATTCAGCAACATTAACACCTATAGCAGGAAGAGCATAACTAACTGTCAATAAAGCTTCTGCGTACTTTAACTTTTCATTATAAATCTCAGGTTCAAGAGTACCAGCAATAGCTTTAGCATAGTTAGCTTCCCCAATTGCTAACTTTAACCAAAAAGAGGTGAAATTTAGATAGAAAATTAGAGAACCATCAGTAAGTTTTTTACTGAAATTGCCTGCATTACGGACATCATCAAGAGAAGCAATAGTTGCCACTTATCCAGACCTCCAAAGAATTATTAAACTTACTTCTTATCTTTCTTTCCTGAAGCTTCCTTCTTTAGTTCTTCAACAGGGTCTTTGACAGGTTCTTCAGGGGGAGCTTCCGCTTCCTTCTTTGGTTCTTCAACAGGGTCTTTGACAGGTTCTTCAGGGGGAGCTTCAGGAGCCTCCTCAGCAGGGTCTTTGACAGACTCCTCTGGAAGCTCGATTGGTTCAACCTTTTCCTTTGGAGCCTTAACTACTTCAACCTTCTCTTCTGGAGCATCTTCTATTTCCATATCAACACTATCTTTCAGCATCCGAATTGCAGTAAGCTTCTTAGCTTCTTTCGACTCTGCATAATCCAGAGCAATCCTCAACTGTTTCTTAGATAGATGCCCTCTAACAGACGCACTTCCAGGGTCAAGCTTTTTGTCTCGGATAGCTGCTATAATCTCTTCAGAAGTAGGCTGGCGAAACACAACTTCACCACTGTAAATCTTTTTCTGCTTCCTCGCCCAAGCTTCAGCAGATAAATCCTTATACGCCCTCTCTATAGCTCCAGTTAAGATAAAAATATCTCCTTCCCTGTAAACCTTCCTAGCATAAGTCAATCCAGTCTTTATACATGTTACAAGCATAATACAAACCTCCTCATAAAAGTTTCCCACCACCCAACCCAGCTCGATTATAAACCAAGCTGCTTTATGAAAAAAGCAGGCAGGACAAGCTAATTAAGTAAGAACAGTAGCAACAATAAGATTATCAGGTCTTTGAATAATCGGCAGAAAATTTTCTTCAATCAGGAAAAATCTAGCTGACGGGTCTTTTGTCTGCCAAGATTTAGAGAATTTACCAGTGTGATTCTTAGGAGCATCGTGGTCAGCAGAGAGTCCTTGTAGCATTTGAAAGGGATTTCCACCTTTAGCCATCATGATAAGCTTTTTAGCATCAATGTACGGGACAAAAGTATCTTCAGGTTCCTCATATCCGCCATCAAACACATGCCAATTCAGTCCTAGCAACCCTTCAATCACTGAACTTTGCAGATACTGCCACTTGTGCTTCTCTGAGAACAACGATTTAATGAAATGGTTCCGATACACATACTCCATAACATCTCCAGGAAGATAAATATCTGTAGCATCAAAACCAGTATCCTGACGAATCAACTTCCTCCAGGTATAAATATCACCGATAATGTCACCATCATAGTAATCCAACGCTGGGTCACTTCCAGTAATTGCATTATCCCACTTTACAGTAGAAGTAACAATATGAGTAGCATCGATACCCATACTAATAGTAGCTTGAACATCAACTTCATCGATAGTAATTGTTCCCTGAAGAGCTTCCCAACAATAAGATTCCTCCAGCCGCTCCAACCTTTGATTCAGGTCTTTTGTCTCTCTTCGAACAGTAGCCTCAGCATTCGCCCTTGCCATCTCACCAGGCTCTCGGAGCCAACGGATTGTGGTAGGTTCAAAAGCTTTCTTTTCTCTCACATATATAAAAGAAGCAGTCTTCTGCCCGACACCTAACTGGGATACGATTTTCGCTTCTCTGTTAGGAAGGGTAGGTTGAGACCTTTCTCGACTACCCTTTATGACATCCCACTTTGCTTCAGTAAAAGGATGACTCTTATTCTTAAACAGATTCCGTCCAACACTTTCAGGCGGAGCAACATACTTCTCAATAAGTCCTGTCAGTACATTTTGTTTTAACAAACTAATTTCAGGCATTGTCTTTCCTCCAAATTATTTCACTCTCTCTTAAAAGATTAAAGCATCCGCAGCTTCAATATACCGAGCCTTAAGGTCAGTGATAACAGCAGCGTTCCAATTGGATGCAACAGAAACAACAGAATACTTCACAGCTCCACCAACCACAACCTCAATAGCAACATCCCCATCAGTAGGGTCTCCAGGGATTCTAACAAAACCAATAGCAAGAATCTCGTCTCCAGAGCCACCAAAGAGATAATTTATCCACTTCTTAGCAGTAGCATCCCATGCAACTACATCTCCAATTACAACTGCGTCTTCTGCTTCTGTTAAATTTCCACCGACTTGATAGTAAGGCAAAGTCGAAAAGGCTAGAAGCTCTTTCGCTTTGGTAATTGCGACTTCCGTGATATGCGGTAATTTTATACTAGAATCTGACATTGTTCATTCCTCCAATAAAATTATTATTCACTCTTAGGCGTAGGGACTAATCCCTCTTCTTGAGCTGCTTTGATGTTTCTGTCCAGGTCTTTAGCATCCTGTGCAGCTTCCGTTTTCTCCGCTTCAACCTCTTCCACTCCTTTTTCGTCTAATTCAACTAGCTTTTTGCCAGCCCTTCGAACCTTCGCCAGCTTCTCAAAAAGCTTAACGTCAGTTTTATGAAGTTCTTCCAGCGTCTCTTTTTCAGCTGGAAATGCAAAACCATCTGAAAGAAGAGCTCCAACGGATTTTTCGGATTCCATATCGCTCAGCTTCCCTTCTAAGGTCTTCTGGCTTTCTGCAAGTTTCTTCTGCTCAGTAGAAAGCTCAACAAATTTGTCGAGCATAGCTTTAACTAGCTCATCAGGCTTCTTATCCTCTCCATCTCCTAACTTCAGTTCGTCTCTGAGCTTCTTAATCATCTCTTCGCTTAGAAGTTTCTCTTTATCTTTCTTATCAACCAGTTCCCCCTTGTCAATCCTGTCACTTAGAACCTTCAACTCTTCGCTATCCGTAAGCAAAGCTGCGACATCAACCTTCTCTTTCTCCTTCAGAAACTGAATTGCGTTTTCCTTAGTTAATTCTACTTTTTCTGGCATGTTCTTACCTCCGCCAAATTTATTTTCACTCATAATAAGAGGCGTATACTTCTCATCCGTATCCGACAACGATACCGCTTGATACCCGCCAAGCCCCTCAATATATGGATGGTTAACCAGAGCTACGTGTTTAACCACGGCTCCAAGTTCCTCATCTGTTTTCTTGTCTCTATACTCTAAATCCAACCAACAACTTACACCTGGAGCTTTATCCGAACTTTCAATATTCGAATTCATCTCCTTATCGTCCACACTCAGAACAGCATCAAGACCCACATCGGTCTTGATAAACTCTTTAATCAACCCAACCTTCTTCGTTGGGTCATCAGTATGCGTCAAAACAACAGGTGCCTCTACAGGTACTCCCTTTTTAAAATTAGCTATAATCTCATCGGCAACTTCAGGTGTAATCTCAAACTCAACATCTCTATTCTCAGGATGTTTCCATATGCCAAAAGCCAGAATCGGCTTCCTCCACAATTTCCCATCCTGCTTTTCAAAATCTTTTTTTTCATTAAAGAAGGCAAGCTGAATCTTAGGCATCCTAATACCCTCCTCCAACAAAGTTTTTTTCCCTCTCGCTTTCCGCAAGGATGTATAACACATTCCTTGTATCTGGTCATCAGGTCGGTCAGGGTCTTTGTGATGCATTGTTCTTATGCACCGACTAATGAAATCCTGACTTCCCTCGCCTTCATTCGGTTTCGGAACAGGCATAAATAACCTCCATTTAAGATAATATACCTAATCTATCACGTTTGTCAACCCCTACTTTCATTTTTATTCAATCTTCTCCAGTTGTCCCAAGTAAAAGTCTAAATCGCTTAGGTTAAATCTATTTGATTCCAGAGTCTCCATACCTAAAGCACGAGCGATACGTACTAACTTCCTCAGAGCAGTTCTCTTCACAGCAGCAGAAGCATTAACCTGATTAACCTCAGCTAAAGCACTTTGAACTTGGGCTCTGTCAATCTTACCCGCAGCATTCTTATACGGCAATGCTCTCAATGACCTGGGGACAGTCCGACCAGTTTCATCCTCCTTCCCACCAGACAAAATAATAACAAATGCCAAATCAGGTAAATCATCAGCAGAAGCATTCTGCATATTCTATCTCCTTTATAAAACTTTCAATCTCACGAGATAAACCATTAAACACTACCCTTTCATTTTGAGAAAGCATCTGTTTCTGCGGATTAATAGGAGTAGCAGGTTGAAATTGACCCCCCCGACTGACACAAAGAGACTGAGCAATCTGGATACTAACATTCCCAGGGATTCTTATACTACGAAGGGCTAATTTTCCATTGGGTAACTTTCCGTAAACCAACCGTAAAATCCCATAGGGAGTTTTCTTCCTGCGGATTTCGGCTATCTCAGTAACTTTGTCATTGACCATACAGCTATGTTCCGTGCGAAATGGCATACCCAACCTCCAACATTAAAATACTTCAAACTCACATCCTTGTCAACTTAAGCTCTTACAAACCCTGCGGGAGTCTGAAAGTAGCCTTTATCCACAGGAAACAATGAAAGTTCTTTGTCCGTCTCCTCAACCTTAGTTCCTGGAGCCTTCTTCCCCTTCTCTGGCTCCTCTACCTCTCCACCTTCCCCAACTCCAGCCTCCATCGCCTCCCTCTCCTTCTTCATCCGCTCCTCAACTTCTTTATAATCAATTTCTATACCCAACTCTTCAGCAACCGCTTCCTCCATCTTAAGAGCAAATTCAGGACTAACCTGCGGAAACCTTGCAGCCAATAAACTCTTAAATGTATCCATGATAGCTGAACGAATCGTATCTGAAAATGGAGAAAATATAAGTCTAGGATATTTCTTTGTTCCAAAATTCCAATCAATCAACTGAGGAATAACCTGAGTATTAAAAACCTCAGAAATATCTTCAAGAAGTGACATAAGAGACATTAAGAATAAGTTGCTCTGGTCTTTTGAAAGAGCAAAGCTACCCCCACTGCCTTCCTGTCCTAGATTCATAAATTGAGTAAGGAAAGCCATAGACATTTGAGAGTCATGATGCTGAATAAGCCCCAAGAACTCTGTTAATTTTCGCACACTCTCAAACTTTTCAACCGTACAATCTTTAGGCATTGTCATAGCAACACTTGTTCCTAAAGCCCGTAAAGATTCTCTAAACGTCTCCAGTGAAGAATCCTTAAGATTTGTAGGATGTGTCCCTATCCTAATAGGAACAGCATTTAATTGATAAGCTAAATGAGCAATCGAATACAGTTTATGCTTCTTATCATAGTGATAGAAGACGGGATAAAAATCTCCTTCCCCCATATAAGGATTTTCTTCTGCATTATAGACGAAATATGCAATCTTATCTTTCTTCCACTTTACATCGACAATTTTATCCTGGAAATTGGTCTCTTGATGAGCTCCATTGATACCACCATGAGCATCATATGTAAGTTTAGTACACAAAGTACTACGGTAAGCTAGTTTATCCAGCCAATATTTCCCATCTTCATATCTCCAAACCTTTTCAAAGATTTTATATCCATCTCGAACTGCAAGAGCCATGCGAGCGATTGCCACACGCAAAGAAGTTTGCATTCCTCCCTGCGCAGGAGTCGCAAGCAAGTTCTGTTCAATAAATTTAGCTTCCTTCTCTCCTCCCTCTGGCACTTTTATCTTAGGACGAGACATCCTCACAGGATACTTTATTGCATTCAGAATCCCCTTAGCTTGCCCATCATTTTTACACATAAAGATTAACTGCTCAAGTGAAACATCCCGAAAATCCAAAACCTCTTTCTGGATAGTAGTTACCATCTCTGTAATAGTTCCTATAACTCCAGCCTCTGCTCTCTTCCGTCTACCAGGAGTCTCACCAAATCTTATTTCTTCACTTATAGGATTACCACCAACATCAACCAATTTTACTGCCATCTCAACCTCCTTAAAACTTTAATTCCTCCGCCTTAAAAACTTCAAACCCTTTCGGGCTTTGTCCCTTTTCAGTAGATTTCTCAGACCAAAATTCTATATTTCCCCAACCCTCTTCTTTCACACAATTATTCACAGCCCCAGCAACCGCATCTGACCCGTCCTTACCTCGCCCAGTACGATGTTCAATTCTCTTACCCTTCCAATCTATCAGAAAAGGCATCTCTTCTTCAACCAATATTTTATTATAATACGAAACAAAGCGTCCTTCATATAGAGCATCCTGCCATGTCTCATAAGCTTCTCGTGTTCTGTCAACAGACTGAATATCCACTTCAAGCCCCTTCGCCGCCATTGCCTGCATCATTTGAAGAGACTGATAACCGTCAAAAGTCAACAGAGCCACATAGAAACCTCGCTGTTCTACAAATTCTACTAACATACTCTGTACCTTAGCAAAATCAACTTCTCCACCAGGAGGAGCTTCAAAATATGCCAGAACATCCATCTTCAATAACGGCATATCCACAGTCACTATTTGTTTCTCTCCTTCTTTATCCTCCGCTTCTATTTTTTCTTGTTTCACATTGTATGCATGAACAAAAGAAAAAGCAGCCCTACATCGATTTTTAGCTAAATCTACATGTCCAAACCTAAGAAAATTATCTGTCCCTTTACACCGAAAGTCATATTTATAATGCCCCGTTTCCATATCTATAGGATTGGGAAGGTCTCGTCTAAATGCTCGTTTTATTGCAACATGATTTTTAAAGAAAGCATCCTCAGCAACCTTAGGTTCACACAAAATTCGACAAGCATACCTTATCGGGTTCCTCTTCTTCTCATGGGCAAAATCTAAAGCTTTTTTAGTTGGATTTATATCAAAAGTCGACCCAAAGCTTGTATAAATCTTAGAATCATTTTTACCTTCATCATACCGAGTCGTAATAAAATCCCCCTTAAAACGTGGAAACGAAAGAGACACAACCTTACCCACCTTTGGAAACCGCATTATAGATGTCATCGCAAGGTCATGCAAAGAATTAGCTGACATCGGAATGTTCTTCCGCAACCGAGTTCTTTTCAAATCTGCCACTTCTTCATCCGTCTTGAATGCTGCTATCTCATCCAAGACAACTATAATCAAATTCAATCCCTCCTGGGCTTCTGCCTCGGAATGCCCACTAATAAGAGTGATAGCTTTTTCAAATCTAATCTCCGAAGCCAGAACCTCTGCTCTATCCTTGAAGAAAGGAGAACTCTTCACATACCTACGCAGAGGAGCAAAAAACACATTAGATGCCTGGTCTTTCGTACTAGCAGTATTCAACATATGAATTGACTCAGACCCACAAGACATATCAGGAGAATAAAAATACGCTTGAGGATTCTTTAAAGCCAATAACAGATAAGCAATCCTCATCAACATAACACGTGCCACAAAATCTTTACCACTTCCCTTACCCCATAGAAGCACCAGTTCATTCACATACCTCAACCGCTTCCAACCTAGGCTCTTCAATGTTGGAGTAAAATAAATCTGCGTCGCATACTCCACAGCTTCATACTGTCTGGGAGAAAGCTCAGGAAGCCCAAGAAACCGCTTCCCCCGAATAAATTCATTCAAAGGAACAGGGTCAAACTCAAAAATAGAGGAATTCCCACGACTGTATTTCTCTTCAGTCTCCAGTTTCTCGATTGCCTTCTGAAAGACATTTCCACCATACATTACTTCTTACCTCGAATATCCATATAACCTTGGTACAGAGCCCGACCAAAAGAATACCGAATATTACGAAGACTCCGACCAGGGTCAGCACAAACATGCTCCACTCCCCACCCAGACTTTACTGCTTGTCCCGCAAACCGCCTCAAAGCATAGTAATCAGCCCTATCAGACACACAGCTCGCTATCTTAACCCCCCGCTCATTTTGAGGAATCGCTTCTTTTAGTTCAAACCCTTTTTTAAAATAACTAAAACCTTCTCCTCCTATCTTATCGAACATGTTTTCGGAAACCACCAAAGGAATATCCCTACCAAACCGTCCTGTTACACTATCCACAAAGGAACTCATCTCTCTGTCACGAAGCCCCGAACTTAAATCCCACACGATTCGAAATTTCTTACTCTTTTCCATATACCATAATAAAGCATTTTTATACTTCGGGAGAGCCTTCAAAAGATAGGGAACCTCCTCACTAAAAGGAGTAATAAAGACAACCAATCCCCTCTCTGTCAGAATAGAAAAAACTAATTCACACAGCCTTAAATGACTCTCCGCATTCTTAAATTCAAAATCCAACTGGTTAAGATACTCCAAATGTTGAGCAGTGAACAAAATAAACCTAGTCCCATTATTCAGATTCTCAGCAAGACGATTAGCAAAAAACCGAATATCTGAAACATGATAACCAAACAAATTAGGAACACTGAATAAAAGAGGAACTTCCGTTTTTACAACATCAAACTCAAGAGTCTTCTCAGTAAGACACTCTTCTCCTTTTAAAAGTTCAAATTTCACACTACCTGAATTCTGGATGTTAAGAAAAAATCGATTCCAAGAATGCTGATTCACCAGGATGTCTTCCTCATTGCTAGAAGTAATTCTAAAATCCACCCGCTCTCTGAACATGCCTTTAAGAATGAACTCCAGATAAATACCCGTATAGGGCAACCACTGCCCCCGTTTTTCTAAAAACTCGGTATCAAACTTACTCTCATCCCCTAAGTATACATCTACCCGAATTTTCATTTCTCTTCTCTCCCATCTTATTTATCTCCCTCTTCTTCCACAATATTTTTTAGACAACGAAAAACATCCCTTCGTAAACTCTCATCTACAATCACCCTGGTTATCTCCTCCACACATTTCTTATAAAATGCCTGCCTCTTTGCTTGCTCCCGCTTAGCTGAATGCATCTCTGCAAATATCATTGTCAGCCAGCGTTGTAATTTATCCTGAGCAGCTTTAAATTTCTTCTCACTAAAGCTCTTCGTATCCATGCCCATGCCCAAGGTAGTAACATAAGCATCAGCTACTCTGTCTATCAACATCTGATGGAAAATCGTAATTTCTCTTGAATCCCCTTCAAAGAGTTTCTCTCCTTCTGCTATCAGCTTCCTGTATATCCCAACTTCCTCTCCCTGATACTTAGACAAATCTCTTTCAAACATAAAAACTCTCCTAGATATAAAATACTCTAATCTTACTCAGATGTCAAGAGTCGGGCAACCTCCTCACCCTTCAAAAGTTGGGGTTTGGTAGAGGATTTTGATAACCCCCCAACTGTGCTGGCAATCTCACAAAATAAAAGCTTTGCGGCTGGCTTCCCCTGGTACACGATTCGATTAGAGATAAAACCATAAGTACATTTCAACATCGCTCCATATAAAAGGCTGTCTCTAGTCCCTGCCTTTAAAGCTTGCCGAAGCATACTACCCAGATAGTCAACAAACCGTCTTATAAAAACCTTAAAATCAGGCTGAAATATCTGGAACTCATCAAATAACTCTACTGCCTTAACAAAGTTTCCCACTTTTAATTCTTTTATAATCTCTTTAACAACTGTCACATCTCCATACACTTCCCTCACAAACTCCCTCGTAACTTCACCTTTCCCAAGAACAGATAGATGCTCAAGCATCACAAGCACTTCCCGCAGATTATATTCTGACAAAAAGTATAACTCTCTACACAGCTCCATTGAACAATTTGTAGATTCTTTGTGCAATAGCATTGTAAGAAACTTCTCTATTTCAGTCCACCGAATTGGTTTAAATCGAAACTCCAGGAGACGACTCACAACCGCTTCGCTCTTTTTAACAATCTCCGAAACATCTGTAGTAATCAAAATAAAGAAAACATTCTCAGGAGGTTCCTCTAAAAGCTTCAACAAAGCATTAAGAGCTTCTCTGGACATCATATGACACTCATCCAGAATAACAATCTGGTACTCTGCAAAGGAATAAGAAACAAGGCGGTCTCCGAGTTCCCTTATGTTATCAACCAGACCACAAAATGCTGCATCAAGCTCCATAACCCCACCGAGCCCTTGAGTTATCTGATAGCAGCTTTCACACGTCCCACAAGGTTCTACCCCCGTTCGCTTATCACAATTTAAGGATGCAGCAATAACTCTCGCCACAGTAGTCTTCCCTACTCCACTGCTACCACCGAAAAGAGCTCCCGCAGGAAGCGGTCTTTGATTCTTATAGTATTCACCCAGAACAATCTCAAAAAAATCAACAATGTGCTTCTGCCCCAGAACATCTTTAAACTGTTTCGGTCTGTATTTAAGATTCCATCTCGTCGCTGCCACGACAAACCTCCCTTAATATTTCATTCTCTCTCTCCCAAAGCCCCACTTTTTCCACTGAGAATGAGAGAATCTTCCGAAAAGATTTATCAGCAAAGAAACCTTTCAAGAATGTTCGAATATAAACATCATGACTCAGCCGTATTTTCAACACACCATAGTCTTCTATATGAACATCCCAGAAATGCACTTTTTTAAGGTCAATAGGCTTCTTCCGCTTCCCTGAATAATATCGAGTTATCTGCTGCAAAACAACAACCTCCGACGCATTACAGAACCGATTATAATATGCACGTAACACATCCTGATTCCAAATTCCTGTCTCAACCCTATACTCACTTATAACGTTTTTTAGTCTCGGTTTTTTAGCCTCCAACCCCTTACACCGAACAAGTTCAATATTTGGAAGCGTCTCAGAATTCAAAGACTGAAACTCATGGTCAGAGATTTCCCGCTGTGTTGCCATGAAGAAATAATCGTAACCCCCATACCAATTTTTATTGTCCCTATCACTAAGAAAAATCATCTGATTCACAGATAAAGGAAAATCATGCAAATAAGCTGACCGATGAAATACAGCTTTAAAATGTGAATTCGGCACCATTTGATAATCACCATGTACTCGATAGATAACCCGATGCCATCGAACATAACTCTGCTCGTCATGCTCAGGAGTATCAAGGACACCAGCCTTTATCTTCGGTTTAATCCGTATCTCTCTTTCATCAAATTGCCCTGACTTTATGCCAAGATACATCTTAAGTAAGGACGACTTTGGTACACCCCTATCTACAATATCCCAAGGAAAGGTTTCGTTACTGTTACGCTCCCGCATAACGTATCCCCAGGAAAAACCAGCTTTCTTCATCCATTTCGTTACAGTATCTTTCATAGTACGACAGTACGATACATAGAACGGTCTATCCAATTCTTCAGTCGCTCCCACCACAGCTTCAGCAAATCTCGTATCTCCCAAATGCATCCCCTGCATCACATACAGAAAATTTTCCTCGAACTTTCCTCCTCCTCCTCGTGGATATTTCACAATACGTTTAATAACTTTACCCTCTTCATCTTTAATATTAAACCTATCAAGATGTTCACTAATCTCCATCCAGGGCTGCCTCTGGTCTAAAGTAGGCTTCTTCCACTGGAGAGGAGTACAAGGCTCTATAAAAATAGGAGTCCAACTAACCAATATTTGTATTTTAGACTTCATCAAATTCCGATACTGAACAACTTTATCCAATAAGGAGAAAAACTCCTCATAATCCTTCCAATCCTCATCTACATTTGCGAGCATATAAAATTTGATTTTCGTATACCCTTTAGTATCTATCGCAATCTGACACGCCTTCAAAATCTCCTCCTCAGTAATCCCTTTCAGAAGACGATTTCGCAATCGCTGAGACACACCCTCAACCCCAAGAGCCAATTGATGCATTCCCAACCTACTCAAAAAGCGGTCAAATTCTCGGTCACGTGTAAAAGCATCCATCCGTATAGAAAGAGGGTCAACAACCCGACTAACTTTAGCTAACTCATTAAACAATTTCCGTTTTTCACTATAAAAAGCAAACTCCGTAGCAATAGGACAAAGCCCTTTGAATGTACCACCATTCTTCTTATTCTCTTTCATCCCCGCAACTATCTTCTCCACACTCCGTTCTCGATAAGGTCGATACTTCCAGCCGATACCACAGAATGCACAAACTCCTCGGCATCCCCTTGAAATCTCCACCTCTCCCAGCCCCATCGAAGCATCCGTATACGAAGGAATCGGCTTTGTGTACATCGGAGATTTATCCAATTCCTTACACTTAGCGACTTTAAACTTCATAGGAAATTTTGATGTACTTGGTTGCCACTTAACAAACTTTTCCTTATCATAATGAGGCTTATAAAACCTTGGACAAAAGATAAAATCGAAGTCCTGCTGAGCAAGGTTTAGTCCCTCATGATTAGACAACCTATACTCCTTCACGTTCATCCACATTGTAAGCAAATCAAACAAACCTGGCTCCGCATCTCCCAAATAAATCATATCTGCAACAGGATAAGCAATGCAGAAATTACCATACATCGCCGAACCCCCAACCAAAATCATTGGATATTTAGGTTCATCTGTTCCATCATACCACTCTCGGTCTTGTCTCAACACAGGAATACCACTCATCTTAAGTTGGAGGATAAAATTAACCCAGGGAGGAAGGAAACTCAGAGAAGTAGCAACTATATCAAACTCTCCTGCTGACCGCTTCGATTCCACACTAAAAAGAGGATATTGATGATTCCGAAATAGTTTGTATTCTTTTTCCGTACTAGGAAAATAAGCTCTTTCACAGAGAACATCTTCCCTCCACTCATTAATCATTTGATAGAGGAGAGGAAGACTTTGATTCCCCCTAAAATCTTCATAGCGGTAAGGAGCAACCAAAAGGATTCTCAACTTAGCAGAATCCCAGTCTCGATGAAATGTATTGGGTTCCTTCCCCAAATAGCAATGAGGCAAATCAAGTCCAGACTTATGGTCTTCCAGAAAATCTTTGACTTCCTCAGGCGACCTGATTAGCATTACACCCTCATCAAAACCTCATCTAAAACTTTTGCCCCTGCTTGTAGCTTCTTCCATTCATAAGGTTTATAACAAATAACTGCTGGATGAATAAGTGGTATAACTGTAAACCCCATCTTATGTTTAAGAACCTTCCCATGATATTCGCTAATCTTCGATATACTATTAATGAAATAATTCGGCTGAGCTCCAAAGACCACCACAACTTTCGGCTTCATAAACTTCAAATTAGGAATCAAAAACTTACGAACACATGTACTGACTTCATACCTTGACAATAAACGATTCTTCTTCGTCTTACACAAGCATACATTTGTCACAAAAATATCTGGTCGCTCCAATTCTATTTCCATAAGGAATCTCTCAAAAACTTCACCCGCCTTCCCTACAAAAGGACGACCTATCTCATCTTCCCTTTCTCCAGGGTTTCGCCCAATAAAGAACACACGAGGGTACATACTACCCTCACCAGGAACAGGCTCACTACAATCTCTACGTGCAGGGCACTCCGTACAACCTAGAACCCTCTGACGATAAACAATGTACCATCGGTCTCGTTCCCTTTGAGCCTCATCAACACTCATTCCCACTCCTCAAAATTATTATCCAGATGAAGAAAAATTCCTGGAAGATTCCAGTGCTCCTCACCTCTCTTGTGATGATAAATAAAAATGTTTTCATCATCGATAATTTGCTGAAAAGGGATACTCGCTCGGTCTCCCTGCTCATCCAGCTTAACAAAATACTCTACATCAATCATCGCTATAAGATTCACCCGCTTCCCTACCCCAAACTGTTTCTGCTGTTTCTCTGTCACAGAATAATTGCGATAGTTAATGACAATATATGCTCCACCACGATTCCGAGACACTTCCATAAGAGACTCGATTTGATACTGTGTCACAGCACCAAAAGGAAATCCCGTCAAGGACTTCATCCATTTCAACTCAAAAGCTACGAAAACCTTCTCAAAGAAAGCATAGCAGTCATATGGCTTTCTAGGGATAAACCTGGAATCCCCCACTCTAGGCATATCAGGAACCTTCACAAAATGAGCATTAGGAAAATAGAACTTAAAGGAATCCCTCCATTCTTTCTGAAATACAGTTTCCCTCATTTCACTTTCTCCACAATTGTTTTTCCATTTTCCTGCGTAAACCTATAAAGCCTATCAGCAAACTCTCCATACTCGCCTGAATGAGCAAGAAGAACCACCTGTATATCAAGCTGCTCACAGACTTCCTTAAGCAAAGCAGACATACTCCCATGATACTTTTCTGAAAGATGCACCATAGCAGTATCCAGGAGGAGGAAGGGGCATAACACGCCCCTCATCGCAATCACAAAGAATAGCTGCAAAAGAATGCTAACCACCTCCGCAACGCCTCCCCCTTTCGCATTTGTCACATCGCTCTGAAGGTCGTCGGTTCGGATGAAGAAGTCAACCTTTAAGTCTTTCCCCTCCACACCTAACTCGGTAATAAACTGGTAGCTCGCTCCAAAAACGGTGGACAAACCATAACTTATAAATATTTCTAATTTATCAAGAAGTTCCTGCTCCTGCTCTCCTCCTAAGGATTTAAAGAATTCCGCAACCTTCAACAAAGTAGTGCTTAATTTCTTTTTCTCATCAACCGACAAAAGAAGTTTCATCTTTTCAGTCTCTTTCACCTCTTTCCGCATTTTCTCTCGCTCCGCCATAGAAACCACCTGTGCAAGTCTTCTTTCCAAATCAATAAGAATTTCTTCTCTCATTTTTTACACATAGGGATTAAAGCTTTACTGCTCTCACTCTTCAACACAAGATATTCCTTATCAACAAAAATCTGAACGGTTTTATCAGTAATCACTGGATATGAAAGAG